ACCAGCGCCCTCTTTTATTTCTTCATCTTCATGAGGAATTGTATTACCATCAGCATCTTTCTTATGATGTTCGTTGATGACTCCATCTTTCTTATCATACATTGACTTGTAAGCGTCCATCAACTTGTTAGGAGAAGGAGCAGATCCATACTGTGTTCTACCTAGATCTGCTTGAGTCTTCTCACCAGATGGTATCATACCACTGGAAATCATATCTTTTGAAACTTTATGATCCATCTTTATTTCAGAATTTAGAACTATTTAGTCATGCAACCAACTCAATAAACTCACTGAGAATCTTTTTGTTCATCTTCTTACCCTTAAGACTCTTACCAAAAGCTCTCTTGATCTCTGCTTTTGTTGCATCTTCTTTGACTTCAAACTCATCATCACTTGCAAGTGCAGTTGTAGATAGTCCGAAGTAAGTATCATATGCAGATGTCTTAATTGAAACAGATCTGTTCTTCTTCCAACCTTTCATGATTTTGTTATACTCTTCATCTGTCCATCCATGATAGCGACGAATGAATGATCCAGCATCACGAGAAGCTAGAAGACGAATACCAATAAAGTTTACGGACGGAAATGTATCTTTGAGATTGTCTAGTAAAACTTCAGTAAATCCAAAAGTAGAATCCTTAACACGATATGTCTTACCAAGTTTACGATCACGGAGAAATGTGCCAGACCAGATAGCAGCTCTACCCATGTATGGTTCATCTTCCCAATGACGTTGAACCTCATGATGATAGGAAGGTGTATAAGCTTCACCATCAGTAAGAACAACACATTGAACTTTCTCAACCTTATTGTCTTTCTTGAACTGAGGAATGATTTGATGTAAACACATCAAAGACTCATCTAATGGTGTACCTGATAGACCCATACCGAGAGGAACTTGAAATCTATCTCTATCATCCCAAGAAACACTAGAGTAACCAAATCTAGTCGCCATACGATAGATGTTTCTCATTTGATGATCTAGAGTTCTAACGTTGACGTTAGATGTGAATAGATTCATAAGACTAAATGAGTCTTCAATACAAACTAGATTGTTCTTTGCTGTATAACGTGACTCCCTCATATTGTGATAGGGATGACAATTTGTAAAAGCATAAACATCAAATGGAATTTGAACCTTACGACAAAACCAGATTAGATTATATAACTGTTTGATTGTATCTTTCATGATGTAAGACATTGAACCAGACCAATCAAGAATGAATACTAATCCATGATTCTTACCATCAGGTAGAACTGTAACTTTCTTGAAGATATCTTCACAGTATTGATATGTGTGAAGTTTTGACATATCAAGCATTCCTGTTCTTGCAGTTGCAGCACGAGCGTATGCGGATGCTGACTTCTTCATTTCAAACTCTTTGACAAGATAGTTGACTTCTTTTCTTGCAGATACTCTGAACTCATCAAACTCTTTATCAGCATTGAAAAAATCTGATGTTGTATTTTCACGCCACTCAAAATCAATATTCTTATGAATATACCAGTTAGGAATGATAACTTGGTCAAGATTCAAATCATTTGGTTTCTCAACATAGAGTGTCTCACGACCAGCTTCATTTACCAAATCCTTAAGTGACTCCTCAAGATTCTCAGCAGTTTCAACCTGTGGTTCATCACCAAGAGAGATACCACCTTTTGAATATGCTTGGTCATCATAATCTAAACCATCATCTTCATCATCCCACTCATCTTCACTTTCAACATCAGACTTTTCTGAATCTCCTTCAGTGCCTTGAGTTGTAGTCTTATATTCTTTCTCATTGTCACCATCACCATCTTCCATCTCAACCTTTGCCTTCATCTCTTCAATCTCTTGTTGTTCTTTCTTCTTCTGTTCTAATTCTTCTTTTGCATACTCCCAGATAACTTTTGAATACTCAAGAACATCTTCAAATGTTTCTGCTGACTTGATCATGCTTACAAAAGTCTTTTCTTCTTCGTTGAAGTCGATGTCAATAAAGTTACCAATCTTGAAATATAAATTTAGTCTATCAGCAATACCCATCTCATTCACATCTATATCACTTAACTTGAAGAAGTCCATTCCTTGTAGTTCTTTGTAACCAGTAAAGAATGTCTTTGGAAGACCAGCATACTTACGCTTCATCAACTTCTCAATACGAGCATCTTCAACAACGTTTACGAATGATGGTGGTATCTCTGGATATCTATCTAACCAATCTTCACATGGAGTGAATAGTGCATGACCAACTTCATGTGCAACTAACATATCATAAACTTCACTTGAAGCCTTCTCCCATAATGGAAGAACCAAAACTCTTGTCTCAACATTGAAACTTGCAGTCTCGACTTGTTTGTGTTCTACAATCAAATCTTCTGTAGCAAGTAACTTAGCAAGTTGTGATTTAATTTCTTGTTGGATGGACATCAAAACCTCTCTTATATGTCCTTATTATAATTCCTCAGCACAAAATAGAAACAGTGATTGTGCCACTAATTTAATCGTCTACACCTGTCGCATAGTCTAAAGCTCTCTTTGCAGTTCGCATCAAACGAACTCTTCGCATATCATGAGTGTTAGGTAATGTCAAAGAGAATCCTAAGAGTTCTCCCTCTGGGTCATCTGGAAATCCTACTGGTTGAATAAAGAATATGCCTGCGTGTGCAACGCACTTCCAACCAATATCAACAAAACCTAAATCTCTTAATGCACATTCTAACTTAAGTGAGTGACATGCCTCCTCTAGTATCATGCGGATTACCGTACTTTGATTTTATTTATGTCATACGACTAAATCCTTTGACCTTCTCAAACTGTATCAGGTCTTCAAATCTATCATGTAGAGATTGTTTGTGAGATATTACAAATACGTTTGCATCCTTAATTACATATTTTACTATCTTTAAAAATTCTTCTGTTCCAAACCCATCAAGTGAACTATCAAATACTTCATCCATGATAAGTAAATTTGTGTTGACTGAGTTTTTAAATCTAGCAACCTCCCTCCATGTGAAGAGAAGTGCTAGATCGATTCTCATTTTTTCACCTTCACTGAAGGATGAATATGAGAAGTCCTCATGAATCGGAGATTGAATGGTCTCATTAAACTCTTCATCAAGTTTGAAATTAATATAGAAGTCCATCATCCTGAGATACTTATTAACCTGTTGGTTGATAAGTGGTAGATACTTTTTGATGATTTTGGACTTTACGCCACCATCCTTGAGAAGTGAATAGGCAAAGTCATGATGTAGTATTTCTTGTTTCTTCTCTCCTAAAGAGTCATAAGTCTTTTTTAGTTTTTGGTCAAATTCAGTTAGTTTCTCATGTTCAGAATTTCTGTTTTCAAGTTGATTGGTAATAGTTTGAATTTCTGATTCAAGTTCTCTGATTTGTTTTTGAAAGCCAGAGATCTTAACGTTGTTTTGAGAAATTTCATTCGTGAGTTTGGTTATTCCTTTAGTGAGTTGGATAAATTGACGTTCCCTTTCTTCTTCTTTTTCTATTGCTTTTTCTAGTTCTTGATAACCAGATTGAAGTTCTTTTGCTTTTTGTTGGGCTTCGTCAAGCTTATTTAGCCTTAACTCTTCACCAATATTCTGTGTGCAAGTAGGACACACTGTATTCTTTGAGAAGAACTTATGTTCTTTCTTTACAGTTGATGCTTTGTTTGATATCTTTCCTTTAAGATTTCCCAACTCTTTAAGTTTCTTATCAGCACCTATAAATCTTTCTTGGTCTTTGATGTGTTCTTGAATATCATCATCTTTCCACTCATTTGACGCTATGCATTCTTCTGTATCCACAATCAAAGAATTAATTTTCTCTTTTTTAGAATCGATTCTTTCTTTGCCTCTCTTCTCAACTTCCTCCATGAAGTTCTGTTGCATCTCTAACTTTTCTTTCAAAGAAGTTTTCTTTAACTCTAGAGTTCTAACTGCATCTTTCTTATCTCTTATCTTATCTCGAATAATATTATTCATCGCTGAGAATATTTTGATATCTAATAAATCTTCTATGACTTCTCTTCGATTTGAACCTGACAGTTGCATGAATGGAACAAATGTACTACTACCCAATATAACGATTTGTGTGAATGACTTATAATTCATCTTCACAACATTTTGTTCTAACCATTTCTGTTGGTCATTGGCAGCAGAAGATTGATTCATCATCTGTCCGTTACGATGAATCTCAAATATATTTGGTTTGATGCCTCTGCGAATAAACCAATCTATTGACCCGATTGTAAAGTCAAGTTCAACTACACAGTCTTTTTCATTTGTAGCGTTTACAAGTTGAGATTTATTAATCTTACGAAAAGGTTTATTGAATAAAACAAAAGTAAGTGCATCCAGCATAGTGGATTTACCAGCACCATTTGTACCAATAATAACTGTATTCGATTTTTTATTTAAGTCAATCTCAGTCCACTGATTACCAGTAGACAGCAAATTACGCCATTTTATCTTTTTGAAACAAATCATTCTTTGGTGGAACCACGATATCGTCTGGTCTAATTATATTATACATGTAATCGTGCATTTCGCAAGCTCTCATTGCCACGAAATCATCTATCTCTATCACACTCATCTCTGGATAATCATCTTCAATCGATATTAAGTCAGCATATCTATCCGCATCATCCTCCTCCTCAAACATCAAAAGCACTTTATCTCCATCATCATTCTCGATAGAGAAAGCACCATCTTCTTCATATCCTTTAACCGCTAAGATAAACATTACTCAACCTCACAGGCCTCCCGATAAACGTCTTGAAGTATTTCTGTAATCACAGATTTATCTAAATCAACTTCAGACTCCTGTATATATCTATTTAATAAAGATATTGTATCTTCAGATTCATCTGCTTCAAACTCCTCTCCCTCTGTAAAATCAAAGTTTTCAACAATTTTGAGTTCTGCTAGATTTGATGAGTAAAGTTTATCAATATACTTTTCAAACTGTTTTGGATCTGATTTTTTACGAACAATCACCTTAAGTATTTTTTGATCATACTTTGTGATATCTAACATTTGATGAGGAGTATCTTCATAATATAAATTATGAAATAATTGATATGGATTATTTACTGGTTTATGTTCTAAAGTATCTGTATCAAATAAATGAAATCCACGATTTCGATCATTCACATCATTCCAATACATTTCATATGGATTACCTAAGTAAAAGACATTCTCTTTATTTGATCTCATATGATAATGTCCAGAATAAACTCTGTCAAATTTATCAAAAATATGTGCATCCATGCCGTGTTCCATAAAATGTCCACGAGTTGCCATGAATCCATTTAATTCAAGATGACCCATCACACATGGAGAATCACTCTCTTCAATGACTTCAAAAGTTTTATCTCGATTCTCAGGATTAATCCAAGGTACAAATAAAAATTTTGTCTTATCAATTTTAACTTCTTCAGCCTCTGGATATATTTTTACATTATCATATTCTCTTAAAAAAAGACCTACACCTGTCAGATCATTTGTATTTTTATAATATGCAGTATGATTACCTATAATTGTATGAACAGTGATTCCCAGTTCTGCTAATCTATCATAGTAATAATTTTTTGCCCATTCTAGTGACACAAAATCCACACCCTTACGACTATCAAAGGTGTCACCCATGTCAACGATAGTTGTGATACCCTCTTTAATTAAAGTTGGAAAGAATATATCTTCGTAAAACTTCAAAAAGTAATCATGAAATAATTTAGAATTCTTTCTAGCACCAAAATGTTGGTCTGTAATAATAGCAATCTTCACTGATAATTCATCCTTGTTTGCACTGAGTCTTTAATTTGATTATAATCAGAGCTGGTGCCTGTCATGTCACCATCAACAGTAAAGACTTCTTCATAACCAGATCTTTCAATAATTTTAGTTTTAATTTCTAATTGTTTCTTTTCCTTTTGTATTCTTCTCAGAAAAGCATAGTGTATAATTTGTGTAAAGTAAGCAAAAGGATTCTTAGATTTTTCTGGATTAAAATTATTGATATATTGAACACAATTTTCAATACCATCACATACCATGTCATCCTTAAACATGTAGTTTACAAAGTTAGGTTTAAAAGATAAATGAGTTGCAATCTTGAGAAAACACTCACCAAGATAATTTGTGATACGAGGTTTTGCTTCACCTCTTTCTGCAGCTAAGGCAACCTTTTCTTTGTATTCTACAATAGCGGCGAGGAACTCTTTATTATTTACATAATGTTCCGATCTTTTTCTTGCCATGAAATGTTTTGATAGTGTTCATTCATAACATTATTATACACTATAATCAAACGCTTGACAATACCCTAAAAAACAGTTACAATAACTCTGTAAGGGTTCAAAGGAAGGGATTAGCTATTATTAAAGATCTTCTCTAGGCTCTTGCGAGCATCCTTAACATTAGATATGTAACCCATTTCTTTTGTCATTTTTGGATTTGGTTTTTCTTTAGGAGGTTCAGTTTCATAATATGCTTTTACAAATCTATTATATGCTTTAATTACATCTTCGTCAGAAACCTCACATGTAGTAATAACATTACTCATCTTCACTATATATGTTGTTTCTCGACCTGTTTTTATCCAAGGTTCAATTTTGATAATACTGACTCCTGGCTTTCTTGTAAAACTTGAGTGACCAACCATCGCAGGGCAATCCAAAGCTATTACATCAAGTTCTGGTGAAGGTTCAATTTTTGCAATAATTTCTTCACCTGTTTTTAATTTTACAACTGCTAAAAATTTATCTGACATTTTTTTAAAGGTATTGTAAGCATTTCATAATTAAAATTTTATCTAAATCTTGCTTAAAAGGTTTTCCATTTAACCATATGGAATTAGCATTTTTAATTAAAGCTGTATCATTTGATATGGCTCCTGGCATTCCCATACCAACAGATTCTGCTTTGCCATGCTTATCTTCAAAATGATTTATGATGGATAGTATCCCATTAATTGTTCCATCATAACTTTTTTCAGTATTAATTCTTTTTCTATCTATTTCAGTTCCATTTGGATCTAGAAGAATACCCTCAGTTTTGGTACCGCCTACATCAATACCGATTTTCATTAATTATTATTTTGTAATAATTTTGTGTAAAGTTGGGATCAAAGCAACTGCTAGTGCAATTTTAAACAATTCACTTGGAATAAATGGTAAAAGACCAGCAACTACTGCTTTTTCGAAACCAATAATATAACCAAGATAGATGATACCAAATGAAAATATAATAACAGAACCAATTAATAGAGATACTGTAGCTTTAAAATATGTTTTACTAAAACCTAAATTTGCTAAATAACTTATAACGATAGATGCAAATAACATACCATAAAGATATCCTGCCGTTGGTCCAACTAAATAAGCAACTCCGCCACCGGCTGCAAAAACAGGAAGTCCTATAGCTCCTTGAAAAAGGTAAAAAGCAACTGTAGCAAAAGATAATCTTACACTATATGTCATTCCTATTAAGAATATGACAAACGTCTGCATTGTCATTGGCACTGGCCAAAATGGTACTTGAACTTTAGCGGAAATCGCTAATAAAATTGAACCAAATAACATCAATGTTATTATAAGAAAATTTGAATTTATATTTTCAAAATTTTTTAGTTTGTGTATTAAAATTCTATTTTCGTGCATATGTTTTCCTTTAAAAATTATAATTAAACTAATTTATATTTTGCTTCAAGCTTATCCCAAAAATCTTTCTCTAATTTTACATTGTTTAATGCATTAATTTGCTTCAATCCTGTAGGTGAAGTTACGTTTATTTCTGTTAGATAATTTCCAATTATATCAATTCCAACAAAAAAGAGATTATGTTCTTTTAGTTTTGGTCCCAAATTTTTGATAATTTCTTGGTCCCTATAAACTAGGTCAGTTTTACTTGCCTTACCGCCAGCATGAAAATTTGCCTTTAAATTACCTTCTTGTGGTATTCTGGCAACTGAACCAAAATATTCACCATCGAAAAAAATAATTCTCCTGTCACCATGCTCTATCTCATTGATAAATTTTTGGACCATTATAGGCAAGTGTAAATATTCCTCTAATATTTTAGAATTGAAATTACTTTTATCAAATCTATGTATCCCCTCTCCTCCATTACCATAAAGTGGTTTAGTTATAATATCTTCTTCTTTATCTAAAAATTCTTCAATAATTTTTAAATCTTTTGTTACCAAAGTAGGTGGCATAAATTCTTTAAAATTAAATGTAAATAATTTTTCAGTAGAATTTCTAACTGCTGTTGGATCATTTACAACAATTGTTGAAGATGGAAGTAAGTCTAAAATATAAGTCGATGTGATATAATTCATATCAAAAGGAGGGTCTTGTCTTAAAAAAACAAATTGAAAATCTTCTAATTTGGCAATTATTTTATTAGATTTAAAATTGAAATAATTTTTTTCATCTAG